ACGCAGCAAACGCAAGTGGTCGTCGGAGAGGGGCAATCTAGTCTTGTTGTTTCCCCATCGTCCCCCGTTGCATTAGAAGTGTGGCAGCCTGGAATGGCGCCTGGCGGCAGCACTAATGATCTGCTGGCCAAAAGCTCAAGTCAGGATTATGACAGTGAATGGACGGATCAGCCAATTGTTGATAAGTTGCGTTTTGACTTGACAGCGAACGAGGCTGTAGGCAATGGTGAGATTGCTTGGAACGCAGACGAAGGCACTCTTGAACTAGGGAAAGGGGGTATTAGCAACTACATCGGCCAAGAAACGATGGTGCTATGCCGCAACAATAGCAATACGGTCCCTATTCCCAAGGGGACTGCCGTGAGGTTTGCTGGCTCTGTTGGCAACAGTGGGCGCATTAAAGTGGCGCCAATGATTGCTGATGGCACGCTGCCTGGCTACGTTTTCTTTGGTGTGACAGACCAAGAAATCAGTGGAGCTGGCGATGGCTATGTGACAGTGTTTGGAAAGATTCGCGGTGTCAATACCAAAAGTTACGTTGATGGCGACATTCTTTGGTGCAACCCAAGTGTTCCCGGTGGGTTTACAAAGACCGAGCCGCAAGCTCCCAATTTGAAACTAGCAGTGGCTGCTGTCGTCAATGCAGCTAATAATGGCATCATTTTTGTTCGCTGGGACACTGGTAGGAGACTTCAAGACTTGCACGACGTGGAAGCCAATGGCTCAAAAGACAACGGCGACGCTCTTGCTTGGAACGCTTCTGTTAACCGCTGGGAGCCAACAGACAGGCTTACGCTCTTAGAACAAAGAGTGGCAGCGCTAGAGGCAATCGTCTCTCCATAGCTTTTGCCACTAAGATAAAAAGATAGGAGCTTGCTGATTATGGCCCAGAGAGTTGTTAATGGTGAGCAGTACCAAGCCGTACTCCTGGGAGGAGATGTAGACGGAGCCAGTATCAGTGTAGACGGCAGGGCATATCGTTCAGTGGTGAGCTTTAACCGTCCCGGCAATGCGTCTGGATATACTGCTGGTGACGTGGTTGGTGGGGCGACTTCTGCCATTCACACTTTCAGCGGAGTTGGCCCTAGTGGCGGTTCAGTGTTAGCCCAAAGTGCTTCTTTGCTGATTGGCAAAACTGCTGTGCCATCGGGAATGGCAGGATTCCGATTGCATTTGTTCAATAGCAGCCCCAGTGCAGTTGCCGACAATGCAGTGTTCAACGTGGCAAGCGGAGAGATTGATGCCTACATGGGCTATGTTGACTTTCCCACGCCCATCGACATGGGAGACGTGCTCTTCGCGCAAGTGGACTACATTGGTCGTCAATTGAAGTTGGCAAGCGGGCAAACATCTATCTTTGCGGAGCTGGAGACAAGAGGAGCATATACGCCAGCCAGTGGCACTGCCTATCAAGTGCGCATGAGCACGTTAGAGGTGGGCCTTGCATGATCTACCCAGCCAGTTACGACATTACCATCCTCCAGAACTCCACTTGGAAGGCTGCTCTTCGTGTGACTAACGAGCAACAAGACTTAACTGCTGTTACCGTTAGTGGCTCTGGTGTTACTTTTTCCAAGGCTTGTCACAAACTCGTGGCGAATGATCGAGTGGTATTTACAGCGGATCCCATTGGGACAGGAGATGTTGTATTGCCTTGCGGGCTGGAATTGAATCGCGTTTACTTTGTGATTGCGTCAGGGCTTAGCTCAAGCGCTTTCAAGGTTGCGTCCACTATTAGTGGAACCGAGCTGAATGTAAGTGGCACTGCTTCTGGGCAGTTTTATGTTGCCAAACCCATTGATCTTAATGGCTATATTGTTGATGCCGACCTTTACAATCCCATCACCGAGCAGCAAGTGGCAACTTTTGTTTGCTCGATCACGGACGCGGCCAACGGTGAAATCCTAATGAGCATGGCTCCTGCTGTTTCTTCTGGGCTTGGCCAGGGTTCTTATTCTTATGATGTAAGCCTGACAAGCGCGGGAGGAGAAAGGTATTACCTGACAAGCGCGGGAGGAGAAAGGTATTACTGGCTTTCAGGCGATGCAACAGTTCAACGGACGTTCTCTAGGAATTGATCATGAGTTTCCAGCAAGCAGTTGTAGCGGTTGCGCTGCCTGGCGTACAAGGCGCTGTAGGCGCAAGCAGTTTCGCCACGATTTCTGGTACCAGTTACGCACTGTCAGAAGCTGACCGCAGCAAGATCCTGCGTTTTACCAGTAATTCCAACGTAACCGTCACAGTGCCCACTGGACTCACGCCAACCTTTGATTGCATGTTTGTACAGACTGGTTCTGGGCAAGTGATTGCCTCTGGCGCCTCTGGGGTGACGATTAACGCAGCGCTAAATGCAACTCGCACTGCCTATCGGTATGCAGTGGCAACGCTACTTCCCATTGATGTCAATGTTTATATTCTTTCTGGGGAGGTGACGGCATGAGCATAGCAATTCCCAGTTTGAGAGGAGCGATTGCGGTTCCTTCGTGGGCTAAGAACGATCTCTGGCGCCGTGCCAGAGCCGTACCTTCCCTGGACCTGCGGTTCGCTGAGTCAAAGAGCCTGATTGATGCGGTCAGCGGGCAGCAACTGATCACGTTCAGCCGGGCGAGCGGTGGTGCGGTCGTGAACAGCGCTGGTCAAATCGAGATCGTTGCGGCGAACGTGCCGAGGTTCACGCATGACCCGGTGACGCTGGAGAGCTTGGGGCTGTTGGTGGAGGAGCAGAGGACTCAGTTACTGGAGTTGACCGACACGCTGGCAACGCAAACCAAAACAGTTGCAGCCGTTGCTCATACTCTCAGCTTCTATGGCACTGGCACGGTTGCGCTAAGTGGGGCGCATTCTGCAACAGTTGTAGGAACTGGTGCGTATCCAGCCCGCAGAACGCTGACATTTACGCCAACCGCTGGATCACTGACGTTGACCGTCACAGGCACTGTGCAATTTGGACAATTAGAAGCTGGCTTGTTTGCAACATCGTACATACCCAATGCTGGTACGGGTCAAGTCAACCGCAGCGCTGACGTGGCTTCGATCACGGGCGCGAATTTCAGTAGCTGGTATCGGCAGAATGAGGGGACGGGGTATACGGAATGCGCCATTGCTTTGCCGGCTAGCAGCGGAAATCAATTTGTGTTTCGCGCCAGTGATAATAGTTACAACAATTCTGTTGCGTGGAACATCCAATTATCCGGCTTTGCTTCTATGGCAACAGCGGCTGGAGGTGTTTTTGATGGAATTGCCAGTAGTAGCTCTGCATTGACGGCAAATCAAGCTGCAAAGTTTGCTGCAGGTTATCAAGCGAATAATTTGGCATTGTCATTGTCTGGGGCAGCCACAGCCATTGATACGAGCGCAACCATGCCAACGGCTTTGACTCGTGCAGATATTGGCTCGGATCATCTCGGTAGCAACAGGATCCGCGCAGGCACCATCCGCCGCCTCACCTACTGGCCCCAACGTCTCCCCAACTCCACGCTGCAAAATATAACCCTCTAACCATGTACTGCTTCCGCTTCCCCGACCGCAACACCTTCCGCTCCATGGCCGCCGCCGAGGGCCTGATCAACGATGAAGGCGAGCTGATCACCGGAGGCCACGGCTTCGCGGTGGATGAGGTCGGCCTGATCCACGAAGGCGGCACCTACGACCCCGAGACGGGCGAAGTGATCACCCCGCCCACCGCACTCACCGGCTGGCACGTCAACACCATCGGCCTAGCCCCTGAGGCATGGGACCAATACCTGGTGGTGGTCAATTCCCCCGCCCGAATCTTCCTCGGCGGTGCCGCCCAGGCCCCTGACACCGCCACCCTGGAGGCCATGAATCAATGACCAATCCATATCTACGCGCTGCCCAGAAGCTCCCCGCCCTCCGTCAGCAAGCCGCCGAACGCCTCTACAAGCGCCCCGAACACGCAGGTCGCCGTGATAGTGCGCCGAGCCAAGGACCGCAAAGGCCGGTTCATAGCGGACGATCTCCGCACTCCTGAGGATGAGGAATGGGAAGAACTGTCCTGACCTCGCTGATGATCGTCACCGCGCCGATAGTGGTGTCGGGATTTGCTGCGGCGCTGCAAGCTCCAGTGTGGGTTGCAGCAGTTTTGCTACTGCCCGCTTATGCCGTGCTGGCTGAGTTCATCCAGCCGTAAAAACGCTGGTAAACTATAAACAACACCGCCGATCACGCCATGACTGTTGAAACTCGCGCAGCATGGATGATCGGCACCTATCGCAACGTCGTCCTCGCGCCGAGTCCACCAAATGGCCCGACTGCGCAGAAGTTCGGCTGGGCTGATGTTCTAGCCCGGCTAGCGCTGAACCCTGCCGACCCGGCGCCTGTTGCCCGGCTCATGGCGCTGCTGACCAGTACGCAGTACCGGTTCAATGAGTCGTTCATGCCTGCTGGCGCGGGCTGGATCCTCTGCAAGCACTGGGACCGCTTCACGCCGGAGCAACGGGCCACGCTGGTGGCCAAGCTGAAAACAATCAGCGGCCTGCTCAGTCATGGCACTGAAAACCATTTCCTGATCAAGTACGTCGGCGCCTCGCTATTCGCCCAGCTCTGGCCCAGCGAAACGGGTTGGTATGACGCGATCACCAAACGGCGCATGTCAAGCGCTGAATTTGGCGCTGTCGTGAAACAACGCCTGCTGGTGACGCTGAGCAGCTATTTCGACAAGGCATACAACGAACACCTCTCCCCGAACTACCTGCCGGTTCATCTCTACCCGCTGCACGCGCTCTACAACTGCTCCACCGATCCCGATCTCAAGGCTGCCGCTGATGCCGTGCTCACCTATCACGCCGCAGACATGGCGGCTAACTTCTTTCACGGCAACACCATCGCGCCATTCAACCGGCCTGGCCCCTACCGGAACATCGACCCGCAGCGCAACACGATCCTCAACACCCACCTCAAGGCGCTGTACTGGCTGTATTGGGCTGAGCTGATGCCGGTCAGCGACACCCCGCCGATGCGGTTCCCGTCGCTGAACTCGTTTGAGGAGGCCCGCCACTTCGCCGTGTGCGCTGCCATCTCCGCCTGGCGCCCGCCCGCGATGCTCGCTGATCTGGCCGCTGGTGCTGGCGTGCCGTTCACCCTGCGCGGGTCTGCCGCAGGGTTCGGAGAGTTCGCCCGTGGTGATGCTGCCTACACCGAGCGCACCGTTTACCGCCATCAGGAGTACGCCATCGGCAGCGGGAACTTCACAACCAACATCAGCAGCCCAGTGCCCGCCCGTGACCGGGGCCTGAGCGAGCGCTGCGGCCATCAGACCCTGCTGCGCACCACCAAGCCGCTGGCGGAGATTGCCTGCACTCACCCCTACTGGCGCACTGCTCCTGGCCAGTACGCCTGGCTCAGCCGCAGCTCACCGTTTCAGCAGAACGCCCAGCACGAATCAACGCTGATCAGCCTGTTCAACATCCCTGCCACCGATCCGTTCAGGGGCCGCACCGACCGCACCTGGGAGACGTACCGGGGCCCGATGATTCAGCAGGCATGGATCCGCTGGCCTAAGGGCCTCGATGAGGCCGTGCAGGACCGTGGCTGGCACTTCCTGCGGGAGGGCTCCAGCTACGTCGCCATCCGCGCTTGGGGGCCGTCGGAGCTGATCTCCGGCGAGTTCCCCGATATGACAATTCTGCGCAGCAACGGCGCTCAGAACGTCGTGGTGATGGACGTGGCCAGCGCTGTCGAGTTCGCCGACTTCGCCTCGTTCCGCGCCGCCGTGCTCGCTGCTCTGCTGTCGGTTGACCTGGCGGGTCCGTCTGTCAGTTACAGAAACGTGCGCGGCGACATCATCACCGCATCTTGGGGCACGTTCAATCCGGCCAGCCAGATCATCGAATCGTTCCCGCGTCTGGCGGTGAACGGCCAGGCTCAGTCGGCGCGATCTACTGCCGTCATGCAGTCCGGGCCCATCAGCCTGAGCAACCGGCAGCTCAAGGTGAAGACTCCCACCGGCAGTCTGTCCGTGGACTGGAGGGGCAGCCTGCCAGTGAAAGGGCAGTAATAAGACAAACCTTGGCCCTGGTCAGCCAATTTGCTCAGCGTCAATTCTATTATTGGTGCTCTTGCTGATGACTGCGATAGCACTTTGTCCTGCACTCATACTGACAAGACAGCGACCACGCGGCAATACAGCACGAAAGCAGTCCCCAGGCAATAATTACACCAGCAGTCATCGCTCTACGGCAACATACCAGCCAGTATTAGCTCCATCCACTTCCCATCGCTTCAACCAATTCTTCCGCGAATAGGCAATTCCTTTCCCTTTGGAATTATTCATGTAGCCGCCATGCACCATATCAGCTTCCCCATTGGGATCATTGTGGATGAAGTGCAATGGTGTAAAACCAGTGACTACTGACCAGTGGCCACCGCCTGAAGGGCTGCTAACACTTCCTTTGTGCAACCAACCTACAAGCACAGGACGCCCTGCTCTGATCTCTTTCTCAAGAAACGCAGCATTGCCGTTAGTGCCGAAGCGTGTTTTTAGCCCAAGGCTTTGCAGGGCTTTTACGTGGGCATTGCCATTGGTGGTATCTCCAAAGCGGGCGCGAATCTTGTTATATGCGTCATCACTGCTGATTTTCCCATAGAACTTTGCGACCATTGCAGCAGCACTGCTAAAGCATTCTCTCCATCCTGTACCAGAAACGTTGTCGTTTTGGCATTCATACGGCACACTCAATTGCACGCTGCCCGCTGGAGGCTTGGGAGTGACTGGCAATAGCGGCTCTTTCACTGGCACTGCAGCCCTAAACATTTCCAAGAACTCTGCCCGTTTGTCTGCTGAGAATTGCTCCCACGCCCATTGCCAAGCTGCATCTTGATGAGGCAAAGGGGACGATGGATCAGTGTGACGGGCTGCCTGCAGGAAATTGCTCATTATTCTGGGAGATTTGGAAGAGAGTCGTTTAATGCTTTATCCAGTCGCTGATAGCCTTTGCGTCCCCAAAATGCCGCCACTGGCTCAATGATGCCTTTCACTATTGCAAGCCAAATACCGCGAGCAGCGATGGTGCCAATGGCAGCATCAACAGCTACGCGCCAATCGTCTAGCGTCATCAGTCTTCGGGCAGGAATCGACCATGGCGATCACGCGGGCGACTCTTCTTCTTTGTCTTATGCTTTAGCTCGTAAGGAAAGACGGTAGATGCACTGCGCAACAAAACTTGCAGAACAGAGTTGTCCTTGTACTTGGACATGCCGATTAGCTCGCTCAGCGCAAAGAGCCCGAAGCCAATCAGTACCTCCATGTTTTCTTCTACCATGACACCTCCAAAGGCTAGAAACAGCCTAACAGGAATTATGGAGCAGAGCTTCTATTGGTTTCAAGAGTTCTCACGCGAGCCTCTAGTTCTTGCACGTTTTCCGTGAGAGCTTCTAGGTTTTTAGTGATGCCTTCAATTTGAGCGGTTATCCGGGCCTGTTGATTGCCAATAGCAATCATCATACCGCCAGAAGCCATGAGCATTCCTGCCGTTACCGTTGCGGCAATCTTGGAAAGAGCTTCTAGCACTAGCTCAATGCAATGTTTTCTGTATTCTAAGCATCAATATGCGGGCCACTAAAGCACTGAGCCAGCCTGCTATCGTCTAGGAAAGCGAATAGCGCGATGGTCGGAGAGCACGGGCCTGATGATCTTCTCCACTCTCTCATTGAATTACGACCATCTGAGGCAAAGCGCCGCTTTCGCAAGAGCATTTTTGAGGACTACCCGCTAAGGGGACCAATGGGGCAGGCGGCTTGCGCTTACTGTGGCAAGTGGCATGAGAAACTGACGCTTGATCACATTGTCCCTAAGAGCAAAGGAGGGCCGCACTTTGCAAGGTACAATCTCACTCCTTCCTGTCTGTCCTGCAACGCTTCTAAGTCCAATTTGGGCTTGCTTGAATGGTGGAGACCGCAGCGGTTTTGGACTGAACAACGAGAAGAAATACTGATGGCCTGGATACATGCCCATAGCTTCGTTAGTGCCCACACCAGCATTGGGAGCTGGGAGCAATGGATGGAAGAGTGCCAGCGAGTGGTACCAGTGCATGAACGAAGAAAAGAAAAGGCGGCTCAGTGGCCGCCCATACTTTTATTGAAGGCTAGTTGATTGGCGGAAACATGCTTTCTGAAGGCCCTAGCCTGACGGAGGGCATAGGACAAAAGCCGTCTTCGCACTCTGCATCTTCATCCTGGTGCAGTTCTGACCATGTACGCATGAAGGCAGTTGCATAGCCTGCAATGTCTTCCCAGTGCTGAGAATCGTGAGGATCATGCCCAGAAAGAATCCTTGCGATTTTGTGAACAATCATGTCAAGAGCCTCCCTCCCCGCTGGGTGTAGAGACAGTGATGCCCAATTAGGGCTTTCACGCATTGAGACTTTCATTTGCTGGGAAACAATCCCAACCGACTCAAGCCCTCCGTGCTGCTTATCTCTGTTTGGCAAGTTAAAAGCGTTCATGGTCAGAATTGGTAGTTGTTTTCTTCAAAGGCTTTGAACACTTCAGGGGCAATGGGGCGAGCAAGCACTTGCAACGATCTTGCATAAGCGGCAATTTCACTTTGAGCCCCCTTGTCAATGCGGAGGCTCATGAAGTGAAGCAGCGTCTGCAGCGAGCAAGTCCACGTGAATGACGAGTACATGCAAGGCGGTAGAATTGCCCTAGCTTGCTCTTTGCTCACTCCTGTCAGCAGAAGCCCCTCATAAGCCTGTATGCAGCCCTGCAGGGCCTGTGCGTAAAGCTGGTGGGCCAATGCTTGATCATTGCCGTCTAGGAATCCCTCAGAGGCTTGTCGGTTGCTTTTGCTTTGTTTGGCAAAGTGTGTTGGCGTGTAGAACTGAGCATCCTCTGCTGAGCAGTAGCGAAAACTCTTCTCGTTCCAGCCAAGCTGATCATCAACATAAGTGGATGCAACAACGTGCTTCCACCATTGCCGACAAATGAACAGTGGAGCCTTTACGAACCATTTGAACACCACACCACGAAACGGGCTTGTATGGTGCTCGCGGGCTAAGTAGTTGACGAGCTTCTCGTCGCGCTCTGTCCATTCCTCGGAGCGCTGCTCAAAGCTTTGTCTGGCATCATTTACCACGGACAGGCTTCTGCCCATTGAATCAACAAGAACGACAAGGCTCTTGCCGTCACCAAGGGGATCAATTGAGGGAAAGTTCATTTGGCTCCCAGAAAACGAATGGTGGCGCAAACAAGGCACCAATCAAAATAGGAAAGCGCAAACGGCAAAGGAAAGAGGGCGGCGCAAGTCATTAGCAGCCACCCTCCGAACAAGATGGTGGCAATACCTCCAAGAGCTGTTCCTGCTACTTCTGCGAGCATGGTTGGCCAGTCTGTTTTGCCTGGTGGTGGCATGGGGAAAGAATCAAGGGCTTGCTCACTGTAGGGCTTTCCGTCAATGCTGACAAGGGTTTTCGGCTGTCACGACCAACCATTTCGGCTTTTCCCATTGATGCCCTTGCTCATGCCGTTAGCCTTAACGCAGCGTGATCAACAACAATGAAGTTTGCCGTGCCGGTGCAGTTAGAGTGGGAAGGCCAGCCTTGTACTGCCGTGATGGGTCCGTTTCAGCATTCAATGGAGCGCGAGTTTGCGCTTGCCACAAGCCGTAAAGCGCTCAAGGAATGCAACGATCCGGCCAAGCTCAAGGAAGTGGCCAATAACCTGCTGGAAGGCTGGGCGATGATGAATACGGCTCTCCAGGGCACCATGCTAGAGAACATGCAATTGCGGCAAGCTGTAGCAGTGCGGGATAGTTCGCTAGAGGCTGCGGAAGCTTTGCTTAACGAGGCCGTAAAGTCCTTGCAGAAATATGAGAAGCAATCAACGTCGTCCAGAAAGGGTCTTTGGCCATGGAGGCGCTGAGAAGAAAGATTGTCCAACCAGAAGTGTAGGCAAGATTGTACTTTCTGCAATCTCTTTCATAACCACTGCCTGTAACATGGCGTCCTCGGCTATAAACAGCACCTTGGATTTCGATGGCAGTACAGCTTTCTGGGTGGGCAAAGTCTAAGCGGTAGCGTTTACTGCGTTTGCTTTTGGCATAGCGCTGCTCAAAGTCAGCCTCCCAAGCAGGAACGTCGGAATACTCGCGCTTCAATGGAATGCCAGCAGCCTTGTCCCATTGCTTGAGAAACTGATCTTCAAGGGCGCTCAAAATCAGACGGCGGCTAGATGCACTGTAGCTGTTGCATGAAGAAAGGGGCTTCGGCCCCTTTCCATCTACCTTGCCATACCACGCCAAGCCGTGCCACGGCCCGCCATGCCGAGCCTCACCGGACCTGGCGCTAACACTTTAGCCCACTTTTGACAAAGTGACTACATTGCCTTGATTTTGATATTGGCCCGTATAGGGCGTTTCTACTTCTCCGCAACGGAAGAAAAGAACTTGCGCAATCCCCTCATCTGCAAACAAGCGAATAGGGAATGGGCTTGTATTCACAAAATTGATCGTCAAATAGCCGCTCCATGAGGGTTCAATTGGCGTTGCGTTTACAAGCAGCCCAAGTCTTGCGTAGGTGGATTTGCCTTTGACGATAGCGCCAATGTCATTGGGCATCGAAAACCGTTCCAGGCTGATGCCATTGCCAACGCTGCGCGGAGGTAGTTCATAGAAGAAGCCCAGTTCGCTATGCTGTAGCACCAAGTCGTAAGTGCGAACGGCATTGTTCTTGGGGCATAGTGCTTGATCTTCGCTAAGCAGTTGATCGTCTTCAAACACTGAGAACTGCGCAGGAGACAGCCTGATGTCGTAGCCACATTGACTCAGCCCATAGCTTACTGCTTTGTGGCCATTGGCTTCACGCCGCTTTTCGCCTACGAAAGGCATGAGAATGTCAAGCTCTGCGAGAGCGTTGATTTCTTTGTCGTTGAGGAACATGGTGATTAAAGAGGAAAGGGCGCCGAAGCGCCCAATGATCGTTGTCGAGAAAAGCTCAGAAAAGATCGTCGCCGCCGCCAAGGGCTTCATTCACCCATACGCTGGCATAGCCTTTCGGGCCTTCCTTGTCGCCTTTCACTTTGACGCTGCCGGTGTAGCCAGGGGCTTTGTCAGAAGACCGTTTGGTGTTTTCCCAGACTGCAACATCAAGGGAATAGTTGCCGCGCTCATTGGGACCAGCAGCCTTGAGCTTGTTGAGCACGTCAGGCGTGAGGTCAATGGCAGCGGTGATAGGGGGCCTGTTGGCCATGAGTGTTTCTCCGTAGGAGTGATGGTTGCGCCCTTGTTCAGGGCTTGCCAATAATACCACCATTCCCGCCCATCGCCTACCCCTTGTCTGCCGTCATGGTGAAAGCGCGGCCACCGGGGTAGTGCTCTGCAAAGTATCGTTGCACGGTGTCCTGCATGATGCGCTGCTGTGCTACCAGCTCAAAGCCATCAAGTCGGA